ACAAGTTCTTTCTCTTATGATACAGGATTTTTATTATTTGTGGCTCACTTTTTTATTATCATTTTTCCCTCAGCTGGCTCAGTTTTATTTTAGCAGATATATGCCTATTCTGATTTGCCCAAACCCGTATCGCCGGAATCTCACGCCGTGGAAAGCGGCGTTTCTCAGATCTTATCCTTGGAGGAAGAAGTAAAGACTGCAAAAAAGGAACTGGAAGCTCTGAAAGCAGTTTTTGATACTGCGATAAAAGCCGTCACAGATACGGAGCATCATGATATTCTGGCAAAGCGTTATCTGGAATTCAAGGACTGGAATCAGATCGCAGAAGAAATGGGATACAGTAAACCTTCCTGTTATCGTTTGCACCGGGAAGCCTTGGCAGGGATGAAAAGTTGATAGTTCATGATAGTTCATAACACTTGATGATAGTTCGCATATGTGGTATACTGTAAAGTAGGAAAACAGGAGAAAGCGAAACAGCCTTTGCGGAAGAAATTCTGCGAGGGCTGTTTTTCGTGTCCATAAAGGAGAATCGATATGCTTGCAAAAGAAGTTTTAAGAAACAGTATGGATCTAAACAGACGCATCAAGGAACAGAGTGTGATTTATCAGGATTGGAAAGCTATGGCGATGGAAATCGATGAAGATGAAATACATGAGATCGTGGAGGCAGCTTGGGACGATCTGATTGCATCGATTCGGTTGAAACGGGAACTAGAAGAACTTATCATGGCAAATCACAATGCCGACCAGCGTGAGATTCTTCGTTTGCGGTATCTTTACGCTGCAACATGGGATGCCATTGCAGATGAACTGAATGACAGCGTTGCCTGGGTGAAGGAACAATACCAAAAAGCATTGAAAAAACTCTCTGCAGAAACAGCAGATAGTTGCAAAGGCTGTGACTGCTGTGCCGAAGAAATGTAAGAAGCCCTGCAAGCACCCCGGCTGTCCCAACCTGACAGACGGCTTGTACTGTACAGAGCATCAGCCCTTGCACCCAGACCGACCGTCTGCCGCCAAGCGTGGATACGGCAGCAGATGGCAGCGACTCAGCAAGGCGTACCTCCGCCGGCATCCCTTGTGTGTGCGGTGCAAAGCACAGGGACGGTTCACAGCAGCAACTGTGGTCGACCATGTCATTCCTCACCGTGGTGATCCGCATCTGATGTGGGATGAAAGCAACTGGCAGGCTCTTTGCAAGTCCTGCCATGACCACAAGACATGGACGGAAGACCGAAATCCCGTCTATCGGTATTGATTGTGTCTGAAATGCTGCCGGTGGGGGGATAAAAATCGCTAATTGTGAATTTTTTACAGACCGGCGTTCCCTCTCACACACAAAAACCAAGGTTCAAACGGAGGATTAACCCCGGAAATATGCAAACAAGCCGAAACCTACGCAGTTTCGGCTATTTTTCTCTCAAAAGGCAGGTGAAATCAGATGGCAAAGGACGGCACAAGAAGAGGCGGCAGACGAGTTCGTGCAGGCGATAAGCCGAAAGCCCTCTCCGACAAGATCGCAGAGGGCAAGGATGCAGATATTATGGAATTTCATGCTCCGGAATTGGATGTAGCTGATCTGGACAATGCCGCTGATTTGACCGGTGCGGATATGCCAAGCCCCAGTACATACTTGTCTGCCCAGCAGAAGAACGGAAAACCGCTGGGAGCAGACATTGTGTACAAAGAAACGTGGCTCTGGCTGAAACAGCGTGGCTGTGAAAAGCACGTCAACAAACGGCTGCTGGAAAGCTACTCGCAGGCATTCGCCCGATTTGTACAGTGTGAAGAAGCACTCAGTACCTATGGACTGCTGGGAAAGCATCCGACCACTGGTGGCGTTATCGCCTCTCCGTTTGTGCAGATGAGCCAGACATTTCAGAAACAGGCAAATTTGCTCTGGTATGAGATTTTCGATATTGTGAAACAGAACTGCACGACCAAATTTGACGGTACACCACAGGATGATTTGATGGAACAGCTTCTGAGCAGCAGAAAGTGAGAAATACATGAAAGCAGATACTCAGTTCTGGCGAGATCTGAAAGCCAATCGCCAGAAGATGACCAAACAGCAATACCGCACCATAAAAGGGTGCGGGTTGCCAGTGGCAACCTCTCGCAAAGCGAGAAGCACCGACCGAGGCGACAGCCGAGACCTGGCGGTCAGCGGAAAAGTGCTGGATGCCAGAAAAGGCTTACAGAAAGTTTTGAAGCGGAGGAATGTAGCATGACCACAACTACAGAATTTCAGCTTGTTGACATCAACAAGTTAGTACCCTATGCGAATAATGCCAGAACGCACAACAAGGAACAGATCCTGAAACTTCGCTCTTCCCTTCGTGAGTTTGGATTTGTCAATCCGGTCATTATCGACCGGGAATACAATGTGCTGGCTGGACATGGACGCATCATGGCGGCAAAGGAAGAAGGCATTACAGAAGTGCCATGTGTGTATGCCGACCATCTGACCGAAGCACAGAAGAAAGCGTACATTCTTGCTGACAACCGGATGGCGTTAGATGCTGGCTGGGACGAAGAATTGCTGTCCGTTGAAATGCAGGAGTTGCAGGAACTCGGCTTCGACCTTTCCATGACCGGATTTGATGAAAAGGAACTGACAGACCTATTGGGTGTAGATGCAGATGGCGAGGCAAAAGAGGATGACTTTGACCTGTCCGCTGCCTTAGAAAAGGCAGCTTTTGTCCAGCGTGGCGATATATGGACAGTTGGCAGACACAAGCTGATGTGCGGTGATGCTACATCTGCGGAAGATGTATCTGCTCTCATGGGTGACACCAAGGCAAATCTCATTCTGACCGATCCCCCATATGGCGTTTCGTTTAAGAGTGCCAGCGGACTTACCATTCAGAATGACAGCATGAAGAACGAGGAGTTTTATACATTCCTGCTGTCCTCCTTTCAGCGAATGGCAGAACATCTGGAAAAAGGCGGCTCTGCCTATGTATTCCATGCAGATACCGAAGGGCTGAATTTCAGAAAAGCATTCATTGATGCCGGATTTCATCTTGCAGGCTGCTGCATCTGGGTAAAGGATAGTCTTGTTCTGGGACGCTCGGATTATCAGTGGCAGCATGAACCTGTGCTGTATGGCTTTATGCAGAATGGCAAGCATCACTGGTATTCCGACCGTAAGCAGACGACCATCTGGCATTTTGACAAGCCGAAACGCAACGCCAATCACCCCACCTCTAAACCGCTGGACTTGCTTGGCTATCCCATCGGCAATTCTACACAGGAAAATGGCGTGGTAATGGACACCTTTGGCGGCAGCGGTTCAACGCTGATGGCTTGCGAACAAATGAATCGCATCTGTTACACCATGGAACTGGATGAAAAATATGCCTCGGTGATTCTTCGTCGGTATGTGGAAGATACGGGAAATGCCGATGGTGTATATGTTGTGCGGGATGGGAAGCAGATTGCATACTCTGAACTGGTGAAAGAGGTGGAAAAGCCTGATGAATAAACCGCTCACCCTTGGCAGCCTCTTTGACGGTAGCGGCGGTTTTCCGCTTGCCGGACTGCTGGCAGGCATTGTGCCTGTCTGGTCTTCTGAAATTGAACCGTTTGCCATTCGTGTGACAGAAAAACGACTGCCGCAGGTACAACACTTCGGCAATATCAGCGGACTGCATGGTGCAAAGCTGCCGCCTGTGGACATCATCACCTTTGGCAGTCCATGCCAGGATATGAGCATCGCCGGAAATCGAACCGGTCTGAACGGCAGCCGTTCTTCTCTGTTTCACGAAGCAATCCGTATCATCCGAGAAATGAGGTGTGCAAGCAATGGCAAATATCCAAGATACATCGTCTGGGAAAACGTCCCCGGAGCATTTTCTTCCAACGGCGGAGAAGATTTCCGCTGTGTCCTCGAAGCCATCTGTTCGGTCAAAGACAGCAGCATTTCAATTCCTCGACCTGCGGGAAAATGGACAAAAGCCGGAGAGATTCTGGCAGAATCCTATTCCCTTGCATGGCGAGTTCTTGATGCACAATACTGGGTGATTCCCCACGATGTGGGGAAATGTCAGCGAAGCTGACAAAAGGGCTGGGCAAAGTGCCCCAGCGAAGAAAACGGATCTTTCTTGTCGCAGATTTTGACGGAGCAAGTGCCGGAAAAATACTATTTGAGTCCGAAGGCTTGTCAGGGTATTCTGCGGAGAGCCTCCGTGCGTGGCAAAGAACTGCCGGAAGTGCTGCGGACGGCTTTGGAACGGCAGGCTTGTGCTTATGTGACCAGGGCGGAGAACGCATAGACATTCTGAAAGAACGCACTGTCACCCTTCGGGCAGAAGCCCATCATCCGCCTTGTGTACTGGAAAATCATCCTACTGACAGCCGGCTTCAGATCTCTGAGAACGGAAAAGTACAGACACTGACTTCCAGATGCGGAACAGGCGGCGGAAATGTTCCGCTGCTGATGGATACACCAAAAACACTGAAGATTCGCTGCGGAAAAGCCGGCGGTGGAAAAGGCAGTCTGATACAGGAAAACAAATCTGCTACGCTGTCCTGCAACAATGACCAGACTGTATTTCAGCCGAAAGCATACGGTATCAGTTCCTTTTCCAGCAATGCCATGCTTTCCGGTAATCCGCACAGCGGCATTTATGAGGCAGACACTGCCCGTACTTTGGACACCAGCGACCAGTCACCAGCAAAAAACCAAGGCGGTATTGCTGTGCTGGAAAGTTATGCTTTGCAGGGTTCAATGATCGGTCGGTCTGACCAAAACGGACCGCAGGGCGGCGGTGTCAACAAAGAGGTCGCTTTCACTTTGAATGCCACTGACCATCATGCAGTGTATGCTGCTTCTACGGGAAATTTCAGCGGTGCATTTCGGGAAACGACCCCTACACTGCTGGCACGGGACCACAAAGACCCCAGCATCGTTTCCAGCGGTTATGCGGTTCGTAGACTGACACCGCAGGAATGTGCAAGACTGCAGGGATTTCCGGATCAATGGTGCAGTGACCTGGCATCGGAAAATCCTACAGAAGAAGAAATCGACCGATGGGCAGCTATTTTTGAAGAATACCGAAAAGCGGTAAAACCGGAGAGCCGTCCCAAAAGTCGAAAGATGGTACAGAAATGGCTGCAAGATCCATATCGTGATGCAGCAGAGTACCGCCTTTGGGGGAATGGCATCTGTCTGAATGTAGCTGTTTTTGTGCTTGCCGGAATTGTCTGGGCAGATTTGTGATCTGTTACAAATGACCGCCGAAACATTCTACACATCTCACAGTTGCTATCTGTGGAAAAAAGAGTTAACATATGTACTGCCGAAAGGCAAATCACCGAAAATCGGGAGGAAAACATATGATAATTAAATTTGGATTGGCTGGAAATGAACGAAAGAAACTGGCATGGGCGATAGCCAAGATCATTGGAACAACGGCAGAATATCAGTATATGCCCACCTGTGCCTACAAAATCGGGGAATGCTACACCGTTACCAAGTCCGGTGATCTGAAAATCAGTGACCAAGCCGACCATAAGGAAACAGAACGGCTTCTTGCCGAACTGGCAAATCAGGGCTATGCTGTTCCGGACACATCAGAACTGGAATCTAAAGGCTTGACTGTGCAGATGCCAGCTGATTTCTTCACGGAGCATACACTGGGCAATCTCCGGCAGATCTGCGAAAACAAGGCTGCCCTTTTTCAGACTGCTTTTCAAACCGATTCACTGGACATCATTCCATCGGATGAAAAGGTGGAATTTCCGTGGTTCATGGTCGAACAGGACGGTGATGCAGATGCCTACTGCACTTTCATTTCCATGCTCTGCGAATTTGCCAAGAATCAGAGCCGCATCAACCGCAAGCCAGACACCTCCGACAATCCCAAGTACACCATGCGGTGTTTCCTGATTCGTCTGGGAATGGTAGGAGCAGAATTCAAGGCGGCAAGAAAGGTCATTCTTCGGCATCTGTCCGGCAATTCCGCATTCAGAAAGGTTGGTGATACTGATGCAGTTTCCGAGTAAGTCTTATCTGGAACAGCTGCGAAAAAAGTACCCTGTCGGAACAAAATTACAGCTGCTTTCTATGCGGAATGAAAAATATCCGGTTCTTCCCGGAACAGTCGGTGAGGTCACGCATATTGACGATGCGGGCAGCATTCATATGCGGTGGGAAAACGGTTCTTCCCTTGCTCTGATTCCCGAAATCGATAGTTTTCAGACCGTATCCGAGGCGAAAAAATAAGGCGAAACCTCCTCCATTGTACGGTATGTTACCATACAATCGCAAGGATTGCAAGGGTGTATTCTACACAATCTTTTGACCTCATTTTCTGTAGATTTAGCCGCTTGCTATCTCCTCCGTTTAGAGTTAATATGGTTACAACAAAAGGGAAAAAGCCCGAAATTACGGATGCCCTGAGCCGAGGCAGGATGCTGCCCGAGGCGAACGGGTATGCCGACACAGGATTTTAGGAGGCTGGAAAACATTATGAACACTAAAACAGAAAAACAGATCGAAAACCTGAAAAACCAGACCATCGGCGTGGAGATTGAGATGAACCACATCACCAGAGAACGAGCTGCCAAACTTGCCGCAGACTTTTTCGGAACGGGCAGATACGAAAACACAGCGGGGCGAAACAGATACTGCACCTGGTCAGCATGGGATGCACAGGGCAGAGAATGGAAATTCCAGAAAGATGTCAGCATTGCAGGATGCGATGCCGAAAAGTGCGAACTGGTCACACCGATTTTGAAATACGAGGACATCGAAACCTTGCAGGAACTGGTGAGAATCCTCAGAAAAGCCGGAGCAGTCAGCCACGCAGGTGTTGGGGCAGGGGTTCACATCCACATCGGAGCAAACGGACATACCCCACAGACCCTCCGAAACCTTGCAAACCTGATGGCAAGCCACGAACAGCTGATCGCAGATGCCCTGAAAATCGACCAGGGCAGAATGAACCGATACTGCAGAACGGTCAATCCCCAATTCATCGAACAGCTGAACCGAAAAAAGCCCACCAACATGGCACAGTTCGCAGACATCTGGTATACGGCGAACGGTGCAAATTATGGCAGAGATCAGCACTACAACGACAGCCGATACCATATGCTGAACTTCCATGCCACCTTTACAAAGGGAACAATCGAATTCAGACTTTTCCAGTTTGACAAGCCTACAGCTGAAAAGAAAAATGGACTCCATGCCGGACAGCTGAAAAGCTACATTCAGCTTTGCCTTGCCCTTTCCGAAATGGCAAAGGAACTGAAAACAGCAAGTCCAAAGCCACAGCAAACGGAAAACCCGAAATTCGCCATGCGGACATGGCTGATTCGGTTGGGGCTGGTCGGCGAGGAGTTCTCCACAGCGAGAAATTTTCTTACCAAGAACCTTGACGGCGATGCCGCCTTCCGGTTCGGCAGATAAAGGGGCAGCCTTTTGCTACCAGCTACACCAGACCGCTTCGGCGGTCTTATGGTGGTGAAAGGGTATCCCTTTCAGAAAGGATTTGATTGCATGAAAAAGTTTTACCTTGCCTACGGCAGCAATCTGAACGTGAAACAGATGCAGTTCCGCTGCCCGGACGCCAGAATTGTGGGAACTGCGGAGATCCCAAATTACCAGCTGCTGTTCAAGGGCAGCAAGACCGGCTCCTACCTGACCATCGAACCCAAGCAGGACTGTACCGTTCCGGCGGCAGTCTGGTCGGTGTCGGAACGAGATGAACTCGCTCTTGACCGCTATGAGGGGTATCCCCATTTCTACTACAAAACGGAACTGGAACTTCCCCTTGCAGAAACCGGAAAAAAGCTGACCGCCTTTGTGTACATCATGCACGAGGAACGGAAGCTGGGCATTCCCACTTCTGCCTACATCCGCACCTGTGTGGACGGATACCGCCAGTTCGGCTTTGACCTGAAACACCTGCGGAAAGCCATGGACATCAGCGAGCGGGAGGTGTACCACCATGAAAACGGATAAGTCAGTTTCGGCAGTCTGCCCACTCTGCGGAAAGCCCTACTCCGGTGTTCCGGCACTTTCCAGAACGGACAACCAAACGCCCATTTGCCCGGACTGTGGCATTCGGCAGGCACTGGAAAGCATCAGCGTTTCCACGGAGGAACGGGAGAAAATCCTGTCTGTAATGCACCGAAAGTTTCCCATGTAACCGCCCTGTTTGCCCTGTGTGGGCTTTCAGAGCACTTGCCGAAAAAAACTGCCCAAAGTCAAAACCAAGCCCCACACAGGCGAACTGTGCGGGGCTTGGTTGGTAGCTGCGATTTTCCGAGATGCCTTTTCCATTGTACTGTATTTTACCATAGAAAAGCAAGTTTATCCAGTGTCAGATCCACCAAATATACAGCAAAAACAATGCCTTATGTTCTGTACATTTAGCCGCTTGCTATACGCCGAAAGGTATGGTAATATACAGTTACCGAAAGGGAAAACAACCAAAAAGCCACGAAATTTGGAGGAAAAACACAATGGTAGCATACGGAATCGCAAAGGCAAGAGCAATGGCAAACAGAACGGACTGGAACGAAAGAACCGAAATCACAAAGGCGGTCATCACCTGGTTCGATGCGGACTACGAATACGAACTGGAGATTGAAAACGAGGACAGGATGGACAACGAGGAGTTCACCGCATGGGTTGAGGAAAACGCAGAAAGCCTTGCAAAGGCAGATGCCGAGGAAAACGGAACGACCTTTGAGGAAATCGACAGCATCGACTTTACGGAAAAGGAAATCGATGACGATGCCCTTTTCGATGAGGAGTACGAAAACGCCTGCGAATTTGAATGGGAGTGCCAGACCGGACGGTAACCCAAAACCCACAATCCAAGACCAAAGCCCCGAAAGGGGCTGCGGCTCGTACAGCCGCTGTGTTGCCCCTGTCCGGCGTAGTTTTGTTTCCTCCGAGTGGTTTTCCCTTTCCTACAAATGCCCCACACAGGGCAACGTGGGGCTTGCTTTTTTGGTTGGTATCATACACAATTTTCTGCTTTCATCTTTGTGCAGAATATGCTGGAAATTTCGTTGACTTCCCCTTTGGTTTATGGTAATATACATCATGCCGAAAGGCAAAAACAACGAAAACTGGAGGAAAAGACAATGTGGACAGAAGGAACGATTCAAGTAGGAACAAGCACTTTTCACTACTGGGTGAAACATTACGAGGAGCCTGCCATTTTTGGATATGAGGAAGGCAGAGCCTCGAAAATCTCCCTGCGGCGAAATGGCAAAACGGTGTTCAATTTCGACCGGGGCATGGATATTCCGCCGGAGAATGAGGAAACCAAAACTGCACTGGCGATTTTGCTGAAACAGTACAACTGATTCTTCTAAAACCAAATCCCACAAGCCGGAGCCGAAAGGCTCTGGCGGTCGTACCGGAAAAATTTCTATTGGTGTATCTTACACAAGAAAACGGCGAAATTTTTACGTTTTTTCTGTCTGTTTAGCCGCTTGCTATCCTTGCTTTTGTATGGTAATATGGTTACAATGGAAATGGAATCTCGATTACAAAACTGCCACATGAGGGCATTAAAATAAATGATACAGACTTGCTTTTGGCAGGTCTTTTTTGTTGAGGGAGGTGATGCAATGGCAAGATTTAAACCGACACGCTTTATGGCGGAAGATTCCAAGTACAATAAAAAGGCGGCAGATTATGCCGTCTCTTTTATTGAGTGCCTCAGCCATACCAAAGGCACATGGGCGGGAAAGAAATTTGAACTGCTGGACTGGCAGGAACAAATTATCCGTGATTTGTTCGGGGTTCTGAAACCGAACGGCTATCGGCAATTTAACACAGCATATATTGAAATTCCGAAGAAAAATGGTAAGTCAGAACTTGCCGCCGCTGTTGCACTTTTGCTTACCTGCGGTGACGGTGAGGAAAGAGCCGAAGTTTACGGTTGTGCTGCCGACCGTCAACAGGCTGCCATTGTATTTGATGTAGCGGCAGATATGGTGCGAATGTGTCCGGCACTCTCCAAGCGAGTGAAAATTTTGGCATCACAAAAACGCATCGTATACCTTCCTACAAACAGCTTTTATCAGGTACTTTCCGCTGAAGCATACAGCAAACACGGCTTCAACATCCACGGAGTTGTGTTTGATGAACTGCATACGCAGCCGAACAGAAAGCTGTTCGATGTTATGACCAAAGGCTCTGGCGATGCCAGAATGCAGCCTTTGTATTTTCTCATCACCACAGCCGGCACTGACACAAATTCAATCTGCTATGAAGTACATCAAAAGGCGAAAGACATTCTGGAAGGCAGAAAGCATGATCCGACTTTCTATCCGGTCATTTATGGTGCTGATGAATCCGAGGACTGGACTGATCCGAAGGTTTGGAAAAAAGCAAATCCAAGTCTGGATAAGACCATCGGCATGGATAAGGTGGTGGCTGCGTGTAACTCTGCAAAAGAAACGCCGGGCGAGGAAAATGCGTTTCGGCAACTGCGTTTGAATCAGTGGGTAAAACAAGCGGTGCGTTGGATGCCGATGGAAAAGTGGGATAAATGCAAGGTTTCTTTTGATGAAGAGATGCTTGCTGGGCGTATTTGTTATGGTGGACTTGACCTTTCCAGCACAACAGATATAACGGCATTTGTGCTTGTCTTTCCTCCAACAGATGATGACGAGCATTATTATGTTCTTCCCTACTTTTGGCTACCGGAGGAAACACTGCCCCTCAGAGTAAGACGTGACCACGTTCCTTATGATGTATGGGAACGGCAGGGCTACCTGAAAACCACTGAGGGAAATGTGGTTCACTACGGTTTTATCGAAAACTTCATCGATGAACTGGGGCAGAAATTCCATATCAAAGAAATTGCTTTTGACCGTTGGGGTGCAGTGCAGATGTCACAGAATCTGGAGGGACTTGGCTTCACGATGGTGCAGTTCGGACAGGGTTACAAAGATATGTCACCGCCGACCAAGGAACTGATGAAGCTTACTCTGGAACAGACGCTTGCCCACAACGGACATCCTGTCCTCCGTTGGATGATGGATAATATTTTCATCAGACGTGACCCTGCCGGAAATATCAAGCCGGATAAAGAAAAATCCACAGAGAAGATCGACGGTGCAGTTGCCATGATTATGGCTTTAGATCGTGCAATTCGCTGTGGATGTGCTTCTGATGAGTCGGTTTATGATACGAGGGAGATGCTGGTGTTATAGGTTTGATTATCTTTGCAAACTGGAATTTATTGGTGTGGTTTATACCAAATATCTATTTCTTCTTTTTCTGGAATTTCAAACAGAGAAGAAACTTTATTTAGTAATCCCTCATTAACATAAAAACTTGATCCGCCATTTCCAGATATGACTTCATTATTTCTTTTTTCAATATTTTCATACCAAGTCTTATCATCAATATCAATATAATGCATTTCTACCAAAACCCCATTATTTTCTCCATATCTTTTTATTTCTTTCCTGTTTTCTTTCGTCCAAAATCCCCAATCTAAAATTACAGTGCATCCTGCATTTACAATTTCCACTGCTTTTTTTCTTAAATATAAATTAACTCTTATAGCAAATTCATCATAGCCGTCACCTTGTTGATTATTTGTTAAATCATAGGTTACTTCATCTGTAGATAAAATCACAGCATGCTCTTGTTCTTTTAATCGATTAGCATAATATGTTTTACCACAACCAATCTTTCCACATATACAAAGTAATTTTGCCATAACACACCTCACTTACAAATTCCGATTTGTAGAGCAACTGCTCTGCATTCTGTTTAGCATATTATACCACACCCTTGTCCCTAAAGTCAAGAAAGGAGTTTGATTCTCATGGGTATTTTCACAGGACTATTCAAGTCCAGAGATAAGCCACAGAACAGTTATGACAGCCCGTCCTACACATATTTTTTCGGACGAGCCAATAGCGGTAAACGTGTCACCGACAGAACAGCCTTACAGCATATTGCGGTTTATGCCTGCGTGCGGGTGCTGTCAGAAGCGATTGCACAGCTGCCGCTTCATGTGTACAAATACAACGATAAAGGAAAAGAGCGAGTGCCACAGCATCCGCTTTACTTTTTACTCCACGATCAGCCAAATCCTGAAATGACTTCTTTTGTTTTCCGAGAAACCTTAATGTCCCATCTGCTGATTTACGGCAATGCCTATGCACAGATTATCCGAAACGGCAGAGGTGATGTTTTAGGGCTGTATCCTCTGATGCCGGATAAGATAAAAGTTGACCGTGATGAGAAAAACCGTCTGATATACATTTACAGCCGTTACGATGAAGCAAATCCGAATCTGAAAGAACAGGGTGACATCATTCTTTACGCCGATGAAGTTCTGCATATTCCGGGTTTAGGATTTGACGGACTGGTTGGATATTCGCCGATTGCACTTGCCAAAAATGCAATCGGCATTTCTATTGCCTGTGAGGAATATGGAGCATCGTTTTTCGGAAATGGTGCTTCACCAAGTGGCGTGTTAGAACACCCCGGAGTGATCAAAAATCCGGAACGTGTGCGTGATGCGTGGCAGAGAGCCTATGGCGGAAGAAACGCACACAAGGTCGCAGTCCTCGAAGAGGGTATGAAATTCACTCCCATTGCAATTCCCAATAATGAAGCACAGTTTCTGGAAACCAGAAAGTTTCAGATTGAGGAAATTGCAAGAATGTACCGTGTACCGCTTCATATGATTGGTGACCTTGACCATGCAACATTCAGTAACGTAGAACATTTATCCCTTGATTTCGTGAAATACAGTCTTGACCCTTGGATCGTTCGATGGGAGCAGTCTTTGCAGAAAGCACTTCTTTCTGATTCTGAAAAAGGACAGTATTTCGTGAAGTTCAATGTGGATGGACTACTGCGTGGTGATTATGCTTCCCGTATGCAGGGCTATGCTACCGCAAGACAAAACGGCTGGATGTCTGCCAACGATATCCGTGAAAAGGAAGATATGAATATGCTTTCTGAGGAGGAAGGCGGTAACTTGTATCTTGTAAATGGCAGCTTTACAAAACTCGCTGAT